GTATACAGTGCCTACTGGCTATTACGCTAGATGCGTACTATTACACGTTTGTAATACCTCTCCTAGTAAACATATTTCCTTCAGTTGGTATGACGCAAGTGCTGCTACATCAACTTTAATTGTTAGCGAACAAGTTTTATCAGCAAGAACTACATTAACGCTTATTTCAGATACACAATATTTTGTGATGGAGGAAGGCGATTATATAACTGCTACTTCTGAAGCGGGAGCAACAATGTCTGTACTTGCAACATTTGAAATTGAAGGGTCACAGAGAACATGACTTACTTAGAACTTGTTAACGATGTGCTAGTTCGCTTGCGTGAAAGCACAGTCACTACTGTTGGCGAAACAACTTATTCTTCTTTGATTGGCAAGTTTGTCAATGATGCCAAGCGTCAGATTGAAGATTCCTTTAATTGGAATGTTCTTAGCACAACAGTGACTATCACAACTACTGCGAACACACACGCATATTCAATGACGGGTGCGGGTCAGAAGTTCCAAGTTAACGATGCTATTAACTCAACAAGTTTTATTGGTTTAAAAAATATCAGTTTTGTGGACATGAACCGCAAACTAAATTTTGGCACTCCATCAACTGGTATACCTTCTGAGTTTACTTTTGATGGTGTGGATAGTAGTGGAGATACAAAAGTAGAGTTATTTCCAATTCCTAATGGGGTTTATACAGTCATGTTTGACTTGGCTGTACCGCAAGCGGCTCTATCATCAGACGCTACATCTGTGAAAGTTTTAGATTATTTGGTTGCTCAAAGTGCCTATGCAAGGGCTTTGATTGAGCGTGGTGAAGATGGAGGAACTGCCTCTTCCGAAGCCTATGCTTTGTTCAGGGGAATGCTCTCGGATGCCATTGCACTCGAAGGCACTCGCTATGTTGAAAACAACTTTGAACCCGTGTAATGTCTAAGCCTCTACAAAGTTACAGTCTCTCAGCACCAGGCTTTTATGGCCTAAATACTGAAGATTCTCCCCTTGATTTAGGGGCAGGCTTTGCCTTGGTTGCAACTAATTGCATCTTGGATCAGTATGGTCGTATTGGTGCTAGAAAAGGTTGGACAAGGGTCAACTCTTCCTCTGGCAATCTGGGTGCTAATGATGTGGGCGTGATACATGAGCTAGTACAAAGCGATGGAACTTTGACTGTTCTGTTTGCTGGCAATAACAAAATATTTAAACTTGGGACATCTAATGCTGTAACTGAGTTGACCTATGGCGGTGGTGGCACTGGCCCTACTATTACTGCATCTAACTGGCAATGTGCATCCTTAAATGGCATTGCATACTTCTTCCAAACAGGCCATGACCCACTTATTTATGATCCCGCTGTAAGTACAACTACTTATCGCAGAGTGTCAGAGAAGTCTGGTTATGTAGCTACAGTTCCCCAAGCCAATATTGCCATTTCTGCATTTGGTCGCTTGTGGGTGGCTAACACTACTTCCGATAAAGTAACTGTTACCTTCTCTGATTTAATTGCAGGTCATGTATGGGGGGGTGGTACTTCAGGTTCATTAGATGTATCCCGTGTATGGCCTAATGGTGCAGATGAAGTCATGGGTTTGGCAGCGCACAATGATTTCTTGTTTATCTTTGGTAAACGACAGATTCTTGTTTATTCAGGTGCTTCTACACCCGCATCTCTCGTTCTGAGCGACACAGTAGGCTCTATTGGATGTATTGCTAGGGATACCATACAAAGTATTGGTTCTGATGTTGTTTTCTTGTCAGACTCTGGAGTTCGATCATTGATGAGGACTATTCAAGAGAAGTCTGCCCCCTTACGAGACCTTTCTAAAAATGTTCGTTTTGATCTAAACTCATCTTTATCTGGTGAAACTCTTGCCAACTTAAAGTCTGTTTACTCAGAAAAAGAAGCGTTTTACTTGCTTGTTTTGCCAGCTACTTTGCAGGTCTATTGCTTTGACACCAAGCAGTCACTTCAAGATGGTGCGTCTAGGGTAACTAAGTGGGACAACATCTCCCCTACTGCCCTCAGATCATTGCGTAATGGTGATCTGTACATTGGCAAGAATGGCTATATAGGAAAGTATGGCGGCTACATTGATGATACTGCTACTTACCGATTCTCTTATTACACAAACAATGCTGACTTAGGAAACCCTAATCAGATTTCTATTTTGAAGTCAATTACCGCAATTGTGATTGGTGGCTCTAACCAGTTCCTCACAATCAAGTGGGCTTTTGACTACTCAGGTGCTTATCAGTCAGAGAACGTCTTTATCCCATCTCAAGGCTATTACGAGTATGGGGTTGGTGAGTATGCGGTTGCAGACTTTTCAAGCGGCATCCCAATCAAAGCACTGACCAGTAACGCATCGAGTGCTGGAAAGATTGTTCAAACAGGATATGAGGCCACGATCAATGGCACTCAGTTATCAATTCAGAAAATTGAACTTCAAGCCAAAGAAGGCAAGATAGGATAAATATGTCAAATTATTCAAAATCCACTAACTTTGCAACCAAAGATAATTTGTCACCTGGCAATCCTTTAAAGATTGTCAAGGGTACTGAAATTGATACAGAGTTCAATAACATTGCTACTGCTGTAGCTACAAAGACAGATAACTCCTCTGCTACTATTACTGGGGGTACGATAAATGGTGCTGTGATTGGTGGAACTACTGCCGCAGCAGGAACATTTACAAACCTTACAGTTAGCACATCTGCTACCATTGCTTCTGCCGCTATTAGTGCGGGAACAATCAATGGTGCGGTTATTGGTGGTTCTTCTCCCCTTGCTATTACTGGCACAAACATTACCGCAAATACAGGCTTTAGTGGCCCATTGACAGGTGCTGTTACTGGTAATGTAACGGGTAATGTAACGGGTGCAGTTACAGGAAATGTCACAGGAAACGTAACTGGCAACCTGACAGGCAATGTGACTGCGGCTTCTGGTACTTCTACATTTAACAATGTGACCATCTCTGGCGCATTGGACATGGACAGTGCTACAGCGGCAACCATTACTGGTTTGGCAAGCCCTACAAACGATTCTGATGCGGCTACTAAGGGTTATGTAGATGCACTAGCCCAAGGAATTGATGCCAAAGCCTCTGTGGTTGCTGCTACTACTGCAAACATCACTTTGTCTGGCGCACAAACTATTGATGGCATTTCAATTATTGCGGGTGATCGGGTCTTGGTTAAAGACCAGACTACAACCGCTAACAATGGTATTTACTTGTGTGCTACAGGTTCATGGACTCGCACAACAGATGCTGACACTTACGCTGAGTTAGTGGCGGCTTTTACCTTTGTTGAAAAAGGAACAACTAACGCTGACTCTGGCTTTATCTGCACAATCGATGCAGGTGGGACATTGGGAAGCACATCAATTACATGGGCGCAGTTTTCTGGTGCTGGTCAAATTACAGCAGGTAATGGTCTTACAAAGACAGGAAACACGCTAGATGTAGGTACGGCATCTTCTAGCCGTATTGTTGTCAATTCGGACAACATTGATTTGGCATCTTCTGGTGTTACGCCAGGCACATACCAATCTGTCACTTTTGACACTTATGGTCGTGCAACGGCAGGAACAAATCCAACGACTATTGCTGGCTATAACATCACAAATGCTTATACCAAAACTGAAATAGATTCAATCTTTGGTTCGACTACTGCTGCGGCTACTTCTGCTTCTAATGCGGCTACAAGTGCTTCAAATGCTTCGACAAGTGCTTCCAATGCTTCTACAAGTGCAAGCAATGCGGCTACAAGTGAGACCAATGCGGCAGCTTCATACGATGCTTTTGATGACCGATATTTAGGTTCTAAATCTACTGCACCTTCTGTAGATAACGATGGGAATGCTTTGTTGACTGGTGCTTTGTACTGGAATACAGCAGTTAATACTTTGTATGTGTGGACAGGATCAGCTTGGACTCAGGCAGCATTTACTGCTAGTGGCTTTGCTACCTTGACAGGCACAGAAACCCTGACAAACAAAACCCTGACAAGCCCTGTCCTGACAACTCCTCAATTGGGAACACCTGCTAGTGGTGTTTTAACAAACGCTACAGGGCTTCCATTGGGTACTGGCGTAACTGGTACTTTACCCATAGCTAATGGTGGTACAGGTGCATCTACTCTAGCAGCAGCTAATATTGCTGTTGTCAACGTAGCAAACACATTTACTGGAACACAAACATTCTCAGGTACATCGTCTGCTATTGGTGCAGTCTTAAACGATGCGGCAGAGGTAGCTACAGTATCTGCTACTGCTGCCACTGGCACAATCAACTATGACATCACCACACAATCGGTGCTTTACTACACCAGCAATGCAAGTGCAAACTGGACAGTCAATTTTCGAGCTTCAAGCGGGACAAGCCTAAACACGGCACTAGCAACAGGTCAATCAATGACTGTGGCTTTCTTGGTGACTCAAGGCTCTACTGCTTACTACAACTCTGCTGTGCAAGTGGATGGCACTACATCTGGAGTCACAACACGTTGGTTGGGTGGTGCGCCTACTGCGGGTAATGCTAGTGGTATTGATTCTTATCGTTATTTGATTATCAAGACAGGTAGTGCGACTTTCACAGTCTTGGCAAGCAACACACAATTTAAGGCTTAAACCATGCCATTACAAGCAACTTCTGGTGCGGCTAGTTACGATGCCTTTGGTGGTGGTGCTGTTGCAGGCCCAACTTACGTTGAAGATGTGTTCTCAACGTATCTTTACTCAGGCAACAATTCATACCCACGCCAACTAATAAACGGAATTGACTTAGCTGGTAAGGGTGGATTGATTTGGTCAAAAATTAGAAATAATGCTGGTGACCATTTTAGCGTTGATACAGCTACTGCGCCAAGTGGAAACAATTATTTACAGCCAAGTTTAACAAATGCGTTAACCAATTCAACTACATATTCTTACAACAATAACGGCTATACATTTGAAAGCACAAACGAAAATTATGGTTACGATGGTCAATACAATTTTGTCTCATGGACATTCCGCAAGCAACCAAAGTTTTTTGATATTGTGACTTGGACAGGCGATGGAATTAATAATCGTTCTATTTCTCATTCTTTAGGCTCTACTCCCGGTTGCATTATTGTTAAGTCAACTAGCGCCTCTAATGGATGGTGTGTTTATCACAGAGCATCTGGTGGAGATTTTGCCCAATTGCCTTTAAATGCCACATGGGCAGAAGGATTGAGTAGCACAATATATCCATCGTGGGTTGGTGGCCCAACAGAAACAACATTTACTGTTAGAAATGGTGTTAACAATGCTTATGGTGTGAATTATTCTACAAACGACACAGGTCAAACTTACGTTGCCTACCTATTCGCCCACAACGCAGGAGGCTTTGGCCTAACTGGTACAGACAATGTGATTTCATGTGGGTCTTATACAGGTAATGGCTCTGCAACTGCTGGTACAACTGTAACTCTTGGATATGAGCCACAATGGTTATTAGTGAAACTAGCATCAGCGGCTGGTGAAAATTGGACTTTGTATGACACCATGAGAGGTATGCCTGTGGTGTCTACCGATAGCGCACTTACGCACCCTTTATATCCAAATGATGTTGCCGCTGAACTAAACGGCTACTCAATATCCCCGCAGTCAACTGGATTTAGATGTAATAGTTCACATGTATCTGTCAACGGCAACGGGAAGACCTACATCTACATAGCCATTCGCAGAGGCCCGATGAAAGTGCCTACGAGTGGGACTAGTGTGTTTGATGTTGACTTGACTGGTAATGCTTCCGCACCAACTTTTACTTCTGGGTTTCCTGTTGATTTAGGATGGATGGCTAGAAGAAGTGGTGGTGACGGATGGTATTGGGTTAATAGGTTGCGTGGCGGTGTGTCTGTAAAAAGCATTGATACAACTGTAGAAGCATCTTTCCCAACATTGGGTAAGTTTGATTTTATGAACGGGTATGGTTCAGCTACAACTTTTTCTGCATATACAGGATGGAACTTCAGGCGTGCGCCATCTTTTATGGATGTTGTTTGTTATACAGGGTCAGGAAGTAATACAACTATTTCACACAATTTAGGTGTTGTGCCTGAGTTAATATTTGTGAAGCGCAGGGATACAGCATCAGCATGGGACAGTTATTCTTCTGCTCTTGCTAACACAGAATATCTTGTTTTAAATACAACTGCGGCTAAAGCAACAGGTGCTACACGTTGGAATAGCACCACACCGACATCTTCTGTTTTTAGTGTTGGAACAAGCACTACAACTAACGCAAGTGCTGGAACTTATGTTGCTCATTTATTTGCCACTTGTGCAGGAGTTTCCAAAGTAGGAACTTACACAGGCACAGCAACACTAACAACAATTGATTGTGGGTTTACAGGCGGTGCAAGGTTTGTGCTTATTAAAAAGATAAGCGGGACATCAAATTGGTTTGTTTATGATACCTACAGGGGTATGGTTGCTGGTACTGACCCATCAATGCAACTTAATACAGAAGTGGCAGAATCAAACGAAAACAGCGTTTACACCATTGCTACAGGTTTTCAATTGTTGGCAGAGCCTATTGCTGATGTAAACACAAATGGTGCAACCTACATCTTCTTGGCTATCGCATAAGGAAAAATCATGCAAGTACGAATTAAAGAAACAGGCGCAGTCATGTACGAAAGTGAATTTCGTGCATACACAAAAGCCAATGGTGGCCCATCATGGGACATAACAACAACTGAAGTCTTAACGGCTTTGGGTGCTGATGTAGTCTTTGAAGGCCCACAAGCAACAGGTGGTACTGTTTACCAATACTCTCAAGCCTCTGGCGTTGAGCAGATTGATGGTAAGTGGTACACAAAATATGTGCTTGGCCCTGTCTTTACAGACACCACAGATGAGACGGGCAATGTCACAACTGCTGCGGCCAATGAGGCTGCATACAAGGCTTCTAAGGATGCTGAACAGGCTAAGAATGTTCGTGCTACCCGTGATGCTATGTTGTCTGCGTCTGATTGGACTCAAGTAGCAGATGCACCTGTTGACAAAGCAGTATGGGCTACCTATCGCCAAGCCTTGCGTGATGTGACTGCGCAGACAGGTTTCCCTTGGACTATTACTTGGCCTGTTGAGCCACAATAAGGAGCAATCATGGCTGTAACTAGCGAACAAATTGTAGATTTTCTGGTCAGTAATCCCGATCTAACTGATGCCCAGATCGTATCTGCTATGGAGACCTATGGAGTCTCTCCTGCTCAAATGGCTCAAGCTGTTGGTTTGGATGAGGGTGAGGTTGCTTCTCGTGTGGCGGCTACAGTACCTCAAGGTCAAACCATTACTTTAGGTGACACTATTGTTCAACCTCAGTATCAAGTTATTGGTTCTGGTGAAGATCAGCAGATCGGTGGTCTTGAGAATGTCTATACTTACAAAGTTGGTGAAAATAAAACTGGTGGTGGCTATCAACAATATAGCGGTACTGGTGAACTTCAACGTACTGGCACACAACAAGCTGTTAGCAACTCATTAACTCCATTTATCTTAGGCTCTTTGGGTTTATTTGGTGGTCTTGGTGGTGGTTTGGAAAGTTTATTCGGTGGTGGTGCTACGGCAGGAGCTGCAGGAACTGTTGGCACTACTGGTCTAACAATGGCTGAGTTGGCTCAACTTGACTTAGCTCTTGGTGGTGCGGGCGGTACTGCGGGTGCTACATCTCTTGCAAACTCTTTGATGACAGGTGCGCTTTCTCCAACATTGACTAATTTAACTGGTGGTAGTGGAGTTACTACTGGTGCGGCTGCGGGCATTAGTGCTGACTCTGTAGCGACTAAGTTAGCGACAGATAGCGGTCTATTAACTGCAGGAGGTTTAGGTGCAACAGTTGCAGGAATGGGTACTGGTACAGGATTGACTGCGGGAACTGCTGGTCTAGGTACAGCAGGTACGGGAGCAGGTTTAACTGCAGGGACAGCGGGTCTTGGAACTGCGGGAACTGGTGCTGGATTAGTTACTGGTGCAGGAACAGGAGTTGGCACAGGTATAGGAACTACTCTAGCAGGTGTCGGTACAGGCGTAGGAACTGGCATAGGTACTACATTAGCTGGTGTTGGTACTGGAGTAGGAACTGCTCTTGGAACTGGTCTTACAACTGCGGCAGGAACTGGTCTTGGTGGTTTGACAGCGGCTCAACTTGGTGCTTTGTTATCAGGTGGTTTGACTACAGGTGCGGGTCTTCTACAACAACAAACATCTCGTGAAGCGGCTCAACGTGCTCAAGCAATGATTGATGCTGAGACTGCTGCCGCTAAACAAGCCGCTCAATTTAGACCTGTTGGCATGACCACTCGTTTTGGTACTTCACAATTTCAAGTTGATCCAAGAACAGGTCAATTGATTAGCGCAGGGTACACATTAAGTCCTGAAGCTAAGAATGCTCAAGATAGATTTGTAGCATTGGCTGAACAAGGTTTACAGCAAGCAGAAGGCGCACAAGCACAATTTGCCCCTCTTCAAACAGGCGCACAGAACTTGTTTAATCTTGGTAATCAGTATTTGGCTCAGAGTCCACAAGACGTTGCTCAAAACTATCTCAATCAGCAGATGGCTTTGTTGCAACCAGGCAGAGAGACTGAACTGGCTAATCTGCAAAACAGACTGCAACAACAAGGTCGTGGCGGTTTGGCGGTGGCTCAAGGTGGTACTTTGGGTGCTACAACTCCTGAACTACAGGCTTTGTATAACGCTAGAGCACAACAAGAGGCTCAATTGGCGGCTCAAGCACAACAAGCTGGTCAACAACAAGTCCTTTATGGGGCTGGATTGCTTGGTCAAGGTACTAGCGCATTGGGCAATTACTATGCTGGTCAACAAGCCGCATATCAGCCTTATACAGCTGCTTTGGGACAAGTGCAGGGCTTGGAGACTGCGGCACAACAACCTTTGACAATGGGTGCGGCTCTTGGTCAACAAGCGGCTACAGCGGGTGCTAATGTGGGTCGTTTAGGATTGTCTGGTGCTGAATTTAGTACACGTTTGGCTACTGGCCCTGCGGCAACAACCAACCCATATTCAACATTATTAAGCGGTTTAGGTTCTTCTCCTGCATTTGGTGCGGCTGCGGGCAACTCTTTATATAGCTTATTTGGTTAAGGAATCATCATGGCAGATAATATCGTAGCAGGTTTGTTTGGGCTAACCCCTGAAATGTATGGTGAACAGCAACGTAGAAGTGCTTTGCAAGAAGGTATTACCCTTGCTAATCTAGACCCCGCCTCTCGTGGTGCGGCACTAACTTATGGTGGTGCTAGAGGGCTTGGTACTGCCATTGGTGGTGCTATGGGCGTAGAAGACCCTCAGTTAAAGTTAATCAGTGCTAGGAATGCTATTGCCCAACAGATTGACCAAACCAATCCTGAGTCGATCCTTAAAGGTGCTCAGATGTTGGCACAAGCGGGCGATCAACAAGGTGCTATGGCTTTGGCTCAATATGCTCGTCAATCTCAAAGTGAGATGGCTCTGACTCAACAGAGAAAAGCCGCAGAGCAAGCATCTTTGGCTACAACTGCTAAGACTCAACTGTCTATCAAACAAGAAGAGCAACTTCGTGATGAGTTATCTAAACTACCACAAAATGCAACACAAGATGATGTTCTTTCCGTTGTCACAAAGTATGGTTCACCAGACAAGGTTTTGGCGGCTCTACAGGCTTCAGCAGACAAAGCCGCTGCTAATGTAGCAAGAACTGAGGCGGCACAATTGGCTAATCAAGCTAGGATTGATGCCGCTAAAGTTGCGGCTGATGCAAAGATTGAAGCGGCTCGTATGCAAGGTGCTACTGCCTTGCAAATTGCTCAAATGAGGGCTGATTCTGCCAGAGAGTTAAGAATGTTAACAGCATCACTTAAAGGCCCTAAAGTTCTTGCTCCTGGTTTACAGAAAGAAGAAGATAAAGAGCTTGAGTTGGTTGATTCATTAACTGCCCGTGAGAATTCTTTAGCTCCTGCTATTGCATCTTTGACTCCTGATCCTAAGACTGGTAAACCACCATTAGAACTTGGCCCTGTCAACAATCTGCGTTATCAAGCACAAAATGCAGCAGGTAACTCTACTGTTGAGAGTAGAAACTATGCTGCCTTACAACGCTCTGTCCAAGAAGCTACTAACTTGAAGACAGATGCCGCTAAAGGTGTTCAAACCGACAAGGATGTGTTGCGTTTTGCCAACGAACTTATTGCGGCTTTTGGTGGAAATGACACTAAAACAACACTTGAAGCACTCAGTAACTTCTCAAAATCTACTGCAAAAGCTAAAGAAAACGCTCAAAAACGTATTGATAGTCGTCGTGTATCACAAGGCGTAGAGCCTTATTACGGCATCAAGGCTGGCACTGCACAAAACCCTATTAAACTAGACTAAAGGTAAGCATCATGGCGACTGTTTATGAATACAAAGGCGCATCCTATGAATTGCCTGATGGCTTATCAAAAGAAGACGCTTTAGCAAAAATTAAGGCTAGTTTGGGTGAGGCACAACCTACTGCTCAACCTGCTCCTCAACCTTCTGCACAACCTAGTGCTGAAGCTCCAAAAGAGCAAGGGTTGGGTGATCTTCTCAGAAGACAGCTTGGTTTGGCTACTCGTGCCGTAGTTACTGGTGTTTCTTCCCCTGCAAACATCGTTACAGACTTTTTGAGCGGTGCAGTTAATGTTGGCGCAAACATTGTTGGATCAGAAAAGAGAATGCCTTATTTGTCTAAAGAACAAAGCAAGGGTTTGACTCAATAAGGTGTTCCTGAGCCTGAAACTGGTGTTGAAAGAGCCGCACAAGTTGGTATGCAAGCATTGACCTCCGCAGGTGGAATGGCGGCAACTGCTCCTAAGTCTATCTTTGGTGCTGATTTGGTTCGTCAACTACCTGCCGCTACTGTTGCTCCTATGGTTGCACAACCTGTAGCAGAGATAACTAAAGAAGTAACTGGTAGCGACTTAGCCGCAACAATTGCCGCTTTAGGTGTTTCTGGTGCTGTTGGTAAGTTTACGGGAGATGTTGCTGGTCGAATTGCCGCAGGTAAACAACCAACTACTACGATGGCTGATGTTCAGCAAAAAGCAACTCGTGCTTATACAAAGGTCAAAGACCAAGGTATTGAATTATCAGGTCAGAATGCAACAAGCCTTGTTGACAAAGTAAAAACTCGTTTAGATACGGCTGATTACATTCCAGAAAATGCCGCACCTGTTGCGAACATTTTGAAAAACTATGAAAGCATCTTAGAGCGAGGAAATGTTACTTTTGATAATGTTGAGAAGATGCGTAGGTTAGCAAATAACTTAAAAAGCAATCCAGATAAGAACATTCGCAGACTCGCTAGTGAAATGGTTGATACCATTGATGACCACGTTGCAACCTTGTTGCCAAAAGATGTAGTTTCTGGTGCGGGTGGTATTGATGTAGCTGTTAAGACAATCATGGAAGCCCGTAAAGACTTTAGAAACCTAAGTCGTGCCTCTACTCTTGATAACATCTTAAATGTTGCTGAAACAAAAGCGTTAAATCCAAGCGCATCTGAAAGTGAGTTAATTCGCCAAGGGTTTATTGGTCTTGCCGCTAACAAAAACAAGATGAATTTGTTTAGCAAGGACGAGCAAAATGCCATTAAAGCAGTTGCTAAAGGAAGTTCTTTAGACCCATTGTTGACTCTAATGGCTAAGTTCAATCCACAGCGTAGTCAATTGATTACTGGTGGCGCTGTTGGTTTTGGCATGGGAAGCCCAGAGACTTTGAAGTACTCAATCCCGATTGCTGCTGCAGGTTATGGAGCAGATAAATTGCAAGCGTTGATTCGTAGGCAATCTGCTGAGAAGGCTATGAGTGGATTATTGACTGATACCACACCTAGCCCTCAACCTTCTTATTTCACTCGTGGTCTGTTAAGCACCATGATGAATCCTCCACAGCGATGAGAGAATGGGCTGAAGCACTTGTTGCGGCAGTCTTGTTTAGTAGTTTTGTCATTTACTGTAGTTATATTATTGTTTGGGCATTTCCGTGATCGCCTTTCTCTTGGCGGCAACCATAGAGTACCGATGTATTAAATGGACTTGGACTGGCGTTGTTT